TGTAAGTGGATGGATTTTTAGCAGCCAATGGCTGAACACCAACCATAACCAAAGAATTACTCCTCTCGAATGGATCAAGGTGTAGCTTATTGTTTCTAGTTGTTGTTGTATTTTCAACATCTAATATTAATTCCATATGTTATCTTTCTTATTAGGATGAGTACTCACCTGTAGTGTAGTCAAACTCACAATTTACAATTCTATGTACACCTGATATTTTATTCTTTACTATATTTAAATATCTCATACCATCATCTTCTGTTTGATCATTCATTGGTGGATTCCTAGCTATTAGAATCATTAAGTCTGATTCACCAGCTAGTCCTGTCTTACTACCTTCTATCATTGCTTGACTTAATACTATCTTACCTTCAGCTTCTGCTGATAATTGTGTACAGTAAACAACTAAACACCCATATGTTTTACCAATATTCCTGGCATATATTGCATTAGCTTTTAGTGCCTCATGATTATTAGTAGATGCACCTTCATCTGAAAACTTGCTACCTATATCCATAATTACAATATCAGGTGTAAACTTTTTAATAACTGATTCTGCCCAACTCATTGTTCTACCTGTTGCATCTATAAATTTAATATTACTTTTTATAGAATCATATACACTATGTGCTTTCTTTTTATCAGCAATAATCTGTTCCATTGTCATACCTGTAGCAGCAGTCATATATCTAGCAGCAATACGTTCAGGTTTTTCTTCGTTACATAACACTAATATGTTTGCACCTTGAGATGCCCAACCATTAGGTGCTGCACATAAGGTTGCATGAAAGCTAGACTTACCTACATTAGATCGTGCACCTATAGTATATAGCATGCCACTATCTAGTCCTTGAACTGCTTGATATAATGATCTAATATTAAAAGCCCATCTACTATTAGATGAATTACTTTCTAATAGATTATCAATTGTATTATCTATTACATCTACTTTTATAGATGGTATAAAATTATCTTGATGTGAAGTTATAATATCTCTTAGTGGTTCTAAACTTTCTACATCACCATTTACATATTGAAAACCTAGGTTAGCAATTAACTCACCAAGATATTGCCTATACATAATACTTATTAAATCTTCAGCTACATCAGATTTAATTGCTGAAGTATTTTTTAATGCAGTAAAATGTAAATCGTATTGATGTTTTTGAGAAGTAGTTAGTGTTGGATGTTGTAAAAAAAATAAGGATCTAACTTCATCTAAAGTTAAATCCCTATCATATTTATCTATAGCTTTATCTATTACATTTTTTATCTTTCTTAAATCTTTAGTGAAAAAATTATCTGGGTATGTTTTACCTTTTTTATCTTGATAAAATTGCTTATTTAATAAGCTCTTTATGAGGGAAAGTTCCATTAAATTCCTTTATAGTATTAGTTAAAAATAATATATCTTCTTCCTTTCTATATTTTATATCATCTAAAAGTTTAAGTGCTAGTGCTTGTATGTTATTTGCTTTTAATATTTTTGTATACTCAATAGTCTTAGCTGCTGCATCAGGATCAAGTGCTACTATTACACGTTTAAAACTTCGTAGTCCTTCAATGTGATTTGCATTAAGTGACGTACCTAATATAGCTACACCAGTAGCACCTAATGTTTCTACAACACATGCACTAATAACATCTTCAACTACTACAGCTAATTGATGTTGGCCTCTAATAAATCCTTCAGCATATGTACCATATCGTTTCCATTTAGGTACAACACTATCATCAATTGCTTTACCTACTGCATCAACTATTGCACCATTATCTTGAACTGGAAATACAATGCGATCTTCTTTAATGTCATAATATAAATCTAAATCTTCTGCCCATAGTCCATACATTTCACAAAACTTATTAATGATGGCATGATGAGAATCGTCCATGCCTGGATCATAAGTATTATGAGGTACTAAATATTTAGGCATTTTAAATACTTCAGGTAATTTTACATTAATATTTTTATCATTTTCTTCTGTATAAAATACATTAAATTCTTCAACTTTAAATTCTTTCATACGTTTCCTTATTTCATCAACTGACATATGTATATTAGTAGCACCTGATATTTTACAAGAGTTAGCATAACAATTCCATAATAACTTTCCTGCATTATTAGTAGCAGTAAATGTATTAGATCTATTACACTCAGGACATTTACCTCTATGCTTATCACCATCTGATAAATCTAAGTCCTGTACATATTGTTTAATATTCATTTCATATTTTCCACAATTTTATTTTTAGCAAAATATTTATTAAGTATAGTTAATTGATCTTGATACTTAGCTATTTCATTTAATTCTTTTTCTATAGTTTCTATAATATTAGAGTGTTCACCTACACCTACAGATCTCTCCATCATTAACATTACATTAGTTTTATGTTTAGCTATCTGTCCTTGTGCATGGTTATATAAAGCACATTTAATCTCTTGAACGTGATCTACCATTACTACCCCCTTTTTTATTTAACATTTTTTTAAAACAAGATTTACATATCCATCCAGTAGGTATTCGTTCACCTCCATATTGCATTTGTTTAAACTCATTACAAGTCTTGCAATACATTCTAGGTTGATTCACCCTCTACCTCCACAATGAGGTCTACTAAATATATTATGCACATCTATTTTATTAGCCATACCTACACCATACACTTCTTTATCTTTTTCTTTTAAAAAATATTTAACTCTGCAATTACCTTTTTTAGTATTTTCTAATTCTTTTTTTATTAAAAAGCCTTGGTCTGTTAATTGTCCACATATATATCTTAATGAACTTGTTCTACAATCTATAAATTTAGCTAAATCTGAACTAGTCCAACCTTCAGGTTTAGGATTATTTAATAATATTTCTTTAACTTTTCTATACATATGATTATCTCTTCCCATTTTATCCTCCTAAATTTCTTTTAGATAAAGCTTCTGTTGCACTAGTTAATGTATTTTTTAAGTAAGGTGTAAGTGACTGTGCATTAGCATGCCCAGTCACAGACATAATTTGTGGTAGTGGTACACCTGCATCTACCATTTCTGTAGTAGCAGTCCTTCTCATATCCATAGCTTTAAAGTTAGGTAGTCCAGCAACTTCTCTTATTTCTCTAACCTTATTACCAAAATTAATTTTGTCATAAGGCACATTACATATTCCAGTTTTGTGAGTAATTTTAGGAGCTATATAACCTTCAGAGTAAAGTGCTTGATCTCTTAAATCAAAATCTTTTTCTTGTTGTAATAAAACTTTATGCAACTCATCTGTTGTAGGTAAATATACTTTAGCTCTACGTTTAGATTGTTCTAGTGTAAGAACTTGATTGTCAAAGTCATAGTTTTTAAATTGTAAAGTCCTCATATCACCTAATCTTTGACCCCAAGTATAAGCCATGTGAATTATGACACCTATATTCCTCCACTTAAACTCTGAGTAAGCTGTATGTATAAACTTATATATATCTTCTTTACTTTGTACTTCTTTCCTGGGCCTATGATTTAACTGTACAACTCCTGAAAAAGGATTAGTATTTACATAGCCATTTTGAATTCCAAAGTTAAATAACTTAGACATAACAGCTTTACAATGATTAGCAAAAGGGATACCCCTTTCAGCAAGGGAGTTATAAATTCCCTGTGCTTTAGGAGTATCAAAGTATTTCATAGTACAAGGTAAGTGTGGCCACACTTCATTATTAACCATAGTGTGCCATACTGCTTCAATACAATACTTGTAATCACGTTTAGTATTAGCACTTAAATGTTGAAACACTAATGAATCATAGTAAACTGCAATAAGTTCTTTAGTATTAGTACTCATAAACACTCCTTCATTCTAACTTCTATTTTGGACACTATAGTCCATGAAGCCATATGGTACGTTTGATGAGTCATTATTAGGATCATCAAGTTTACCTTCAGGTTTATATACAGTTATATCTTTTACAAATTTTAAACTTTCTATAGCATTAAATATCTCAGCATCTCTTTCATCATAATGAACTAGGTTATCATCTACTTTTACAATTAATAAAACTTGTGACATATATAACCTCCTTAAACAGTTTCAGGTACACACAGATTTTTAAACTCTTTTGATTGTAAAATATTTTGTGATCTATTTTCTAAAGCTAAAGTCCTATTAAAAACATTATTACTTTTCTGTTGTCTATCAGTTAAGTGTGATGATAGATGAGTAACAACTTGTAACATTCTATAACCTGTATTACCTAAGTGACTATACTGGTGATAAATAGCTTCAACTCTTTCTAAATCTTTTTTACTTGAAGCAACTACATTTTCTAAAAAGTCCATAGCTTTATCTGTAGATACATGTTGCTGTTGCATAGTCCTCATTAACTCAGCTTCTTTATAAACATTATCCATGATTTCTGTAATCTTCTTACTAAATGTTTTAGCATCATCAAAGGTAGTATGTTTACTAGCTATAGTAGTTTGATTAGCTATACTTAACATACCATTAGTACATGCAAGTCTAAGTATTTCTACAGATACAGAACTTTTACAACTCTGATCATGCGAATCTCTGTAAGTCATACGAACACCAGCAGGTTCTCCTAATACTTTTTGCATATCATACTTCTTAAGATTAAATCTAGCTTGTAGTACACTACCTTTGTTATATAGTCTAGGTGTACCAGTAATTTCAGATACATCTATTACATCTGACTCTTCAACACGTTGTCTAAAAGGTTCGTATCTATCTACAAAGTTAGTAGCTTTATGTTTACTTCCTGAGTTACATATAAAAGCACCTGTATTTGGATGAACCCAAGTGTAGATATCTTTTACTTGTCGATCCATTACATCAACAGCATATGGATTTATAAAAGGTTTTTTAACTGGTGTAAAGTTTGCTTCTTGTGGTAATGTTGGTAATCCCATGTCTTATCCCCTCTGATTAAAAAATAAATTATCTTCTCGTTGTCTTACTAACTTATCAAAACTTATTGCTGCTAACTTATCATCAAAAATTCTATGTGTATTCCATACACCATATTTATCAGTATACTTATAGTCTACCACATATTTTTTTAACTTGGTCAATTCTCTAATACTCATTTTCATTCTCCCTAAACTCAGGATCACTTAATTTACAAACTTCATAATCATCTTCTTTGTACTGGTCATAATCTGTATTATCAGGAGTAAGTGAACCTGATTTAACCATTGCCATTGCTTTTGCTTTTGAGCTAGCAGTTACTAAATAACTGACAGTTTTTATAATGTTTGATTCAACACGAACCAAAAACTGATTATCTTTTTTTACCATCTAATACCTCCCAATGTAAACGTTCACATTCGTATCTTAACTGCTCATCAGTAAGTTTGTATTGATACATAGATAAGTTTTCACCATCATCTCTACCTATCTGATAAGCTTGTTGCCATATGTCTGCTATTTTATCAGTATTAATATCCATAAAATAAAATACTAATAGTCCACCTAATATAAAAGTAAATATATTAGTCATCATCTATCCTATCAACATCAGTAAATTCACTATCTATTTGTTCACAATGTGTTAGGCTAACTGCACTACTATACTTACCTTCTACATCATCACAAGCAAAGTCTATAGCTTCATCTTCATCACTAGCTTCTATTTCATATGTATAATCATATGTTATAGTTCTGCATACTTGAAACATTGGCATAATAAGTCCTTTCTTTTATTTAGTTTTACCCAGTATGAATATCCGTTATACTATAAGTACTATTGTCACACCATCTAACATTAGGAGGTTCTGTATACATTGAAACACCTTCCCAAAATATTTTTTCAGCCTCTTCTTCTGAAGAAGCATAGATCCTCACATAAAAAGATCTACTAGTTAATTCACCTTCAATTACATATTCTCTTTCTTTAGCTGCCATAATATTAACTCCCCCACATTACAGGAATAGTTTCTAATCCCTTTATTGAAGTGGCAAAAGAACCACCATTATTACCTTCATCATCTGCCATTGGCAATAACCATGAACCATCTGTAAAAATAATAACAAGTGGTAATTGATTCCAACCATTATCTCTTCCTTCTTTTTCTGTTAGGTATTCAATGTTTGCAATTGTTTTACCTAAAAGATTAGAGGAAATTTTTTTCTCCCATTTTTTTGTAATAATAGATGCCATATTAAATCTCCTCTTTTCTAAAGTAACTTCTTAATATACCTTCTACTTCACCAACGATTTCACAGAAATCATCTTGAGTTTCATTTAATCTTTCACCTTCTTCATTATGAGTTTTTCTATTTGGATAACATTTATTTTCTACATATGAAGAAAGCTCAGAATATAATTCAACCCACAATTCTGATGGTATTTCTATCTTTTTTTCTTTTTCAGCACGTTCTTCTCGCCATTCTATTTCACCTTCAACCATACTTTTTAATTCATCTACGGATTCCCATAGTTCTTCTTCAGTTAAATTAGATAAGTTATGAATTTCAAAATCTCTAGACATCTTTAAGTCCTCCCTTATTACTCTTAGTATATTTCTTACGTCTAGTAGCAGGTTTTAACTTCTTACCTGTGTAAGCAGGAGTATGCTTATGTTTATTTTTAATACTTTTATAATGTTCTTTAGCTACATCAATAAACAACTGCTTAATATCCACATTCATTTCTAGCCTCCTCATATTTAATGTAAGCAAATAATTCTTTTGCAGTTACATGTTCTTGTCTAAAAGATATTTGTTTTACACCATCTTCATCATGTATATAGTGTGACCAGAACCCTTTATGTGGGTGCTTGTACGTTCCTGCGAGTAGCATTAGTGCTGGGGGTGTTGGCCTTGACATTGTTACTTTTAATACTAGTACTTCCTCTTTTGGTGGTGTCACTTTCAAGTCCTCCTTTTTCTAACTTAGAATAAAATTCTGCATGTGATTTAGTTACTCTACCTAATATAAAACCAGTAGTTAGATATACACATAGGTAATAAAACAAACCTTTGTTATTTATCATAGGTAAAAAATAACTAACAGTTTCTTGAAACCCTAATACCATTAGAGCACCTAATAAAAACATCTGAATATTATTTACTGTGTAAGACATCTTCATACTTTCTCCTTTTCACTTTTCTTTTTATATAAAACTTGGGCTATCTGTTGTTCCATCCAATCAGAATCTAAAATGCGATTAATCTCGTGACGAACTATTTCTTTGACATCATCTTTTGTTACTGATGGAACATCAAGAAATGATACTCTTTCAAATGTTTTATTCATACATCCTCCTTTTTCTTTTCCCAATACCACCCATCTCTACTACAAATAAAGTCCTCTTTAATCATTTGACAAAATGTAAGCATGTGCCATACATAAATATCTATAGTCCTAGCATTTGTTTTACAACAATGAATAGGCAAATCATCATAAAGTCTAGCTATTTTATCTAAATAAAATGTTTCACAACCTGTTCCATTAAACATAATAGAGTTATCAATATGAGAAACAGTTACTTCATGTATAAAATCTTTACCTATATCACATACATATTTAAACTCTTTGACTACAGCATCCCACTCTTCATTTGTAAAATCAGTAGGTTGTTTCCAATAGTTAGTGTATCCCATAAGTCATTTCCCTTTTTTCCATGGTGGAACATCAAATGCTTTTAAATGCTCTTGATATTTTTTATAGTACTCATCATGCATAATCAAACCTTGAATTTGATCTACAAAATTTGCAAGATTATTTAAACTATCTACTCCACTACTAGTCATTCTGTCTTGCACTACAGCATCCCATTCCACAACCTGCTGCATCTCCCAAAATAAATCATCAACTAACATATGTAACATTTGTAATTCACTATAAGGTTCAGTAGTCTTTAATAGTTTACCCATCTCTTGTGTCCTCCATCTTTTTCATCTCTCTATTAACTGCATGTAACCATAACGATTGGAATACAGAAAAAGCAACCTTACCACCTGCATCATTCTCATCTATAAACTCCCATTCAAATTCACGAACAGACATTTCTCTAAGTTTATTTGATGCTTCACTCCACATTTGATCATGTAAGTCAGGATTACTATTTGATAAATCGTCCAACTGTCCTTGTGTAAAAGCCATTAGTCATTCCCCCTTAAGTTAGTATCGTCACCTAAAATTTTTACTTGTTTAAGACTTTCATTTAATAAGTCATCTTTAGTAATAACATCATCTAAATATTTTAAAAATCCTGCATCATTACTAGGTATTAATTTATCTAATGAAGATAATTGATTTCTTAAGTCCAGCATTACTTCTTTTCTATTAGGTGTATATGCTAGTGCATCAGCCCAACTCTTAGCATCAGTCCTTACATACATATAAGCTAATAAGTTAAGTCCTTTTAATTTTTTATCTGCCATAATCATCCTCACATAATTGATCATGTCTACGAGGTCGCCAAAGTCCATCACAATCAAACATATCATCAACAAACAAGCTACCAATTTGACCTGGTCTTAGTGACATAATAGTAGCCATATTGTCTACTTTCCAATCAAAGTAATACTTTTCTTCACACCATTCTAAAAATTTTATATTATCTTCGTGACTCATACAGTCCTCCTTATCCCATGAAAGCCATTAAGCTATTCCATAAAACAATAAAAACAAAAGATACTAAAACATATTTAATCATATCAACTCCATAGTTATAGGCTCGGCAGCAAAGCTGCCTTACCTTATTAGTAACAAAAAAAAAGGCTGCTATGCAGCAACCTTTTTATCTTCTTTAACATATGGATTCTCTACACTACCTGAGTAGTAAGCATTACCATTCTTAGATGTACTAGACCAAAACCCACCTTCAAGCTTAAGTCCAGCAGGTAATATAAACTTACCTGTCTTTTCCATCTCAGCAACCAACTCAGTAATCTGATTATTATTAATGTCCATATCAGTAACAAAGTCTTTTTCAACTTCAATTATCTGATTAAACTTAGGAGCTAAATCATGATTACTTACGTTATTAAACATAACGGATTGAATTGCTTTTCTCTCTTTTCTTCCAGCCATTTTACTAACCTACCTTTCAAAATATTTTAATTTAAAAAAAGAAACTTTCCCTCTCACCTCTGGTGAGGGGAAGTTTCTGACTACATTTACAACTACATCAACTTCACAGGAGAAACTATTTATATTGTCCATAATCACCAGTATATTTATTCTTATTTGATTTATGTTTAACATCTAATCTAGGTTCTATCTTTATACTTTTAACATAAGACTTCTTCATGTTCAAAGTAATAAATCCTAAAAGAATAGGCAAAATAAATAATATGATGCATAAAAGCAACAAGTCTATTGCATACATTTATATTTTGCCTTTCCAAAGTTATCAGAAGTTATAGCCATTGTCTTTACATAACAGCCTTCACCAATTTTTCTACAACCTTTTAATCTATCAAAGAAATTTTTCTCAGGATCTTTAGGCAATGTGAATTTATCATACTCATCACCTAACAACTCTTTTACTTCTAATTCATGATCAAACATTTAACACCTCCCTTGGTATACTCAATTTAATTTTCTGAAGAGAAACTCCTCTCTCACCCAAAGGTGAGAGGAGTTTATCGGAAACTTAATCAAACTTTTAAAACTTATTATTTTTACTAAGGTTTTCTTTAGCAGTTATTATTTGTAAATTCCAAGGTACATGTAAACCTGAAACATTTTTTCCTCTCAAAGGAATAATATGATCTACATGATATTTTGTACCCATAAATATTCTTTTTCTGTATATTATTTTTATTTGATTTTTTATATTTTGAGAAAGTGCAATTGTTTGGTTTCTTCTAAATCTATTATAAATTTTACTGTTTGCTTTATACTTTTGTGGGTCTTTTAAATAACGTGTTTTACACCATTTCTTTTGTTTATCAGGATTTTTTTGTACATACTCTTTTCTTTTTTGGTTAATAATATCTTTATTATTTTCTGCCCACTTTTTTTGCAAATCTTTATAATGCTTTTTATTTTTTTCTACCCATTTTTTATTTGCTGTTCTTAACATTGTATAATTTTCTTTATCATATTTTAATCTCCACTTTCTTCTATCTTTATAATTACGTTTAACATATTCACGGTGTTTTCTAGCATGACAAGGTTTACATACTTCTCCATAGTATGCATTTTTCTTTTTATTTTTTACCATATCTTGAATAGGTTTTTCTTTTAAACAGCAACAACATACTTTTTTTTGCATTTCTATAAAAGTTTTATATTTTTCATATTTTAAACCTTGTATCCTCCACGTATATAAAGATATATTTTTATCTATTTTATACACCATACTCTATGTCCTTTAAAAATATTATTTTCAACAAGTTTTTGTTTTAAAGATTCTTTTTTAATATCTTGTAAAAACTTAATTAAAATAGTTGAGTTTAGTTTATTATTTTTCTGATACTTTTTTTCTTTAAAAAATACACTATCTCCAATTTGCATTTCTTTTGCTATTTGTTTTAATTCAAGCATAATTTTATTTCCTCTCTAATCTTTATTTCTATTTGTATATCTACTACCATCCCAATTATCAATAATATAATCTCTAGCTTCATACCTATCATCTAAAGACATATCCCATAACTCTTCAATAATTTTTCTATCTAAATCAACAACATAACTAGATATATCATCCAGGTTTATATCTAATTTCAATTCTTCACAACACAATTTCTCAAAATATTTATTTTTAAGAAACATTTCTTCAATATGAGAAACGTCTAACTTTTCACCTAACGGAAGATATACACTCATAATTTAATCCTATTAAAAATAATTTATTAAAAGAGAAAAACTTCCCCTCTCACTTTACGTGAGGGGGAGTTTTTTGATACCTTATCTACTAACATCTTCCCATTCACAAAAAGTCCAACCCTTTTTTTCTAATGATTTACCACATGGTTCACAAGCTTGTCTTGGCCCTATATAACCTATCATTTTACCTGTCCTATTATATGTATCAATATTGTCCATATGAACATAATCTGACACTCTATCCCATTTAAATTTCTCTTTACATACACCACACTCTGTATAGCCCTCTCCAGAATGATATGCCATTGATCCTATATTTTCTGCAGCCATTATAATCTCCCTAAATAGTCTAGTTCTTGTTCAGTCATACCATCAACTGTTCCATATAATTCATACTCTCTACATCTATCTTCATAACTCAATGTTCCATATTTATTACCATGACATTCATTACATATAGTTATTAAATAACTTTGTTCTTCATACTCTTGAAAGTCATCATCATGTTGAGGAAACCAAGGCACAGCTTCTTCTCCACAAGTCTTCCACTCCTGACAATAAGAACATTTTTCTTTACCATCTTCATTAACTTCTATATTTTTAATAACAAGATCACTAAACCATCTCTTAATTTCCATTACTATTTCTCCTTATATAAA